AGTATTAATTGAAACACCACCTGAGTGAACAGGAGCACCTTCTTTAAATACAAATCTAGCGTGTCTTTCAGCTTCTTTTTGAATAATGGTTTGAAGCTGAGTTAATTCCCTAGCTTGAAGAGCACGACCAGTATTAAAAAGGATTCTGTAATAGTTGTCACTATCGGTAAAGTCATCTTTATAAGTTTGACTAAATGTGGTGCTTGTAACTGTACTTACCATTGGTGGTTATTCCATATCTTATAATTGAATGACAATTTTAATATCTTCAGTTTGGTCTGCTGCTCTTGAAATAGCTGCACGATTTTCAATATAAAGAACTTCACCTGAAGTCCAATCAATAATACCATCAGCAATACCAGGAGCTCCTGCACTATCTATAGTTCCGGCACCGGAACCATCTGTCTCGGTTATAGCTTCGCCGTTTTGGAAAGCAGTAAAGCCAGTTGTTTCGGTTTGGTGATAATACATAAGTCCAGTTACTGTATTATAGGTATCAACATAACCTTGTGCGCCACTTGTGCCACCAAGAATTGTTTTATCTACAGAGAATTCAGTTCCCACTGGTAGTTCAAATTGTAAAGTATTTAGAACAAATCCTGAAGCTTGAGTAAAGTCAGAGTCTGTTGCAGTAATTGTTGGGTTTTTAATAAGAGCAACTTGACGGAAGTCATTATCTGTAATAAAAGTATTAGATTCATTACCAGATGGTTTAGAATTAAACATCAAAGCTTTTGCTCTTAGGTCGTTAATTGCATTTGCACCAAAGCCATTTTGTGGAGGTAAAGTTACTCTTGCCGTTGCTGTACCAGTATTAAATACTACATGGGCTTTTGAATAACCATTACCGTGTAGTGGCACACCAGATCCATTTGAATCAAGTCTAATATCAACTACTACGCCGCCACTAATAACAGCCGTTGCTTGACAACTATCACCATCTCCAACAACAGTAACTGTAGGAGCAGATGCATATCCAGAACCACCACTTACAACTCTAATATTACCAATTTGTCCAGATACCGCAGCATCTTGAATACCTTTTTGTTCAACAATAGCAGCTGGTGATGAACTATCTGTTGATGCAATGAATTGTACTGGAACATAGTTTGCTGATAAGAATTTATTAGCATTAGCTGCACTTAATGTATATAAAAATTTCCAAATATAACCATCTGCAGTAAAGAATGCATTTGCTGAAGCCCCTGTCGGAAGAACAGTAGAAGCAACTGCAGCACCTGTAGCATCTCTACCTTGCTTGAGACACATATAAACGCCGTTATCTTCAGTAATAATAAAATATGGATTTCCTGGATGACCAGAAACATTATCATCCCAACCACTATAGATTGTACCAGATACCCAGTTATTTCTTGGAACTACATATGAAACATCTTCACCAGATTTAATAGACTGTAATGCTAGTCTAAGGTTACGTTCTTCTCTGAGTGTGTTAGTAGGATTAGGAGCGGTATCAGAACTATCCCAATCAATAGAGTTACCGATGCCGATGTAGTAAGATGCGGCACCTGTAGCAACTTCAGTGATAAGATTATCAAGAAGAATTCTTTTCAAACTGTCAGTAATAATACCAGTCATGTGTTTTTCCTATTAAGCTATCGTAGCGCCATAATGACCAACTACATACCAATTTGTTCCATCCCAAATAACGGTTGCAGCATCGTATTGATCTAGTGCAAACGTAGTGCCTTGAGCAAAGCTTGCGGGAGTAATAGTAGCAATACCAACACCTTTATTTGTAAAATATTTTCTTACGCCAACTGTTGTACCATTAGCTAAAGTAATAGCCAAAGCAGTAGCTTTATTACAAATATGGTATCCTACAGATAAACTTGCAGCGCCGTTTGCAGTAATTGTTTCACTATTTGGAGCCGCAACTGCATAAAGTTCTGTGAAGTTGGCATTAATTTTTGTACCGGCTGAACGTAGTGTATCACCAGTTCCATCATTTGCGGCCGAACCAATTCCAATTGTTTGCAATGTCATAAGATTAGACTTCCTTTAACGATTTGTTAATTCTATTTATATCAATAATTATGCTGAATCTACTTCTACATAACGGAGAGGATTAAAATTGTCAAATTTAACTCCATCCATAGTTTCAAGTCCACTTGAGAACCTAATAGATTTAATTGTTCCATCACTATCTGCATCAAAGGTGTGCTTGTTTGCACTAATAACATCTTCAATGCTATTATATACAGCATTTAATTGTTCAACAGTAATTTCCGAATATGTACTAATAATAGTATTTAGACTGATTCTCTCACGAGCTGAGTCGGCATCGCCATCATCTGGTATAACACCAGTAATAGAAAATACCGAACTTGTTGTAGTTGATGCAAAGAAATCATAAGTAAAGACACCTGCGTCACTATCAGGAATTGATAGTGGCATTTGACTAATATTTAAGTCACCTAAACTTTCAATAATAACTTCACCTGCTAGATGAAAACCAGCTGGGTGTACAAATGCTTTA